AGAATACTTTTTATATAGTTTAAAATTATATTTTTATATTTTATTTATTAATGAAAATAAATAAAAAATAAATTTAAAAAATTTATATGTGTTAATAAATTTACATTTTTCTAATTAAATCTATTTCATAGTCATATTCTTTACTTTCTTCTTTTTCAGGACTTCCAGCACTATGAGTTTCTAATATCATTGGTATATTTTTCTTATTACATAAATGTTTAATATAGGCTAATGCTTTTAAACCTTCAGGTGAATTATAGATTTTACCTTTACCTATTCCACGATGCTCATCTTTTTTTTCACCTACATCATAACGTGAATCATTAATATGAAATCCCAATATATGTTTTATTCCAATCATTTTATCAAATGTATCTAAATAGTGTTTAATTACAGATACAGTTGATATATCATAACCACTTACAAAAATATGGGCTGTATCAATAATAAACCCAACATTTTTAATATTTTTATGATTATTTTTATTATCTTTATGAATACCATCCCAAATGAGTTTTAATTCTTCTATAGAACAACCAAACTCTGAACCTCTACACGCTGATGTTTCTAATCCTAAAGTAATATTTTTAGGCATATGTTTAGCAATTTTAACAATATTAGATACTAAATTATGTAATGCTTCTTCTTCAGATAATTTATTTTTAAAACCAATATGTAAAACAATACATTTAGCACCAATAAGAGAACCATATTTTAAATCATATTGAATATTATCGTGTTGATATTGAATACGTCCACTCGTTGATGGATAACTACAAAAATTTAATACATAAGGAGAATGTATAAAAAGCGTTATATTGTTTCTAGATACATAGTTTTTAATAGTTTTACATTCATCAGGTTCAAGTTTGGTTTTTTGTTTAAGAGAAAACGAAAGTTTATTACCCATAAAAATTTGTAAAGCATTACCACCTATACTTTCACCATATTTAATACCATCTAATATACTTGGTGATACGCTTATATGACATCCTAATTTAAGTTTAGTAGATTTTTTAGTTTGTTTAGTTTTTTTATGTATTTTTTGTTTTATTTGTTTATATGTTTTTTGTTTATTTAATATCATTTTAATAAAATAGTATGTATTACATTATAATTAGAAAAATTATAATAGAATAATAAAAATATAAAAAACTAATAAAATACTATATTAATTAACTAATAGTATATCAATATATAACTATATATAACTAATAATATATAAATTTAAGGTATAATATATAAATTTTGTGGTCTTGATGTAATACTTGTAATATCATCATCAAATGAATCATAAAACATATTTAACACATCCATACGTGTTTTTCTAACATCTTCATCTGTAGGTTTAGTTGGTTCTGGATAAACCATACTTGATGTTAATAAATTGGGATTTCTATTTGGTAAATTAATAGTATCACTAATAATTGCTTCATCTATTCTTGGAATGGTATTGTTATTATCACATTTATTAGCATTAATCATATGTTTAAGCATTACTATATTATTAAAATCACTTTTTTGTTTCATATAATTATTAAGCATTGAATATAAAAATATACATATGCCAAATAAAATAAGTAAATGTAGCATTTGATTATTTTTACATTCTTGCCATAAACCATTTAAATCAGTATTAAACATTTTCTTTTGTAATTATAGTTATGTTTTACTATTTATATTTTACTATTTATTTTTTAATATTAATATTATATTATATTTATTTATATATAATATATATTTATTTTTAAATATTTATTATAAAAATTTAATATAAAATATGTAAATTATAATAATTTATAAATAAAAATCTAGTAAAATATTTATGTGTATCTAGATACTATTTCATTTTTAATTTTATTTATTTTTTCTATAATAGTATTTATAATTTCTAATTTAGAACTAATAAAAGTGTTTTCTTCAGTAGTATAAATATTTAATTGTAAATTACATTCATTTGGTGTTTTTTTATTAATAATAATTTGAAAATTAGCAAAATCCCAGTTCCATATAAAAATTAATAATTCTTCTTCATTTAAAATAGATTTATGAAATCTACCTTCTTTTGCTCCTAATTGATACATTCTAATTAAAGTATCATTATTACTATCTAATGTATTCATTAATTTTTTACTATATGTTTGTATTGATTGTATATTATTTGTAAATTTCATATCGTGGAAAAAAGATGGAAACGCTAGAGTTGAATTACTATGATTACGTTTATTATTATCAATTGTAATAATTGTTTCTCTATCCACATTAATATATTTTTTAGTATGTATAATTTTAGGTTCTAATTCTAAAACAGATGTAATTAAAGGAATATAATTTTCATCAAAGGTAAAATTGGTATCATACATATTTAATACATCTGATTTAGAAGAATAATAACTTAATGATATTAAATTAATATTATTTAATGATGTTTTAATGGTATCTTCATTTAAAATAAACATTTTTTATGATTTTTTATGAATTAATAAAATCAAACAAATAATTATTAAAAATACAATAATTACAATAATAATATTATATTTATATTGAAAAAATAATAAATAGAAATTAATAAATAGAAATTAAAATAAAATGTATTTTTATTCATATATAAAAATTGAAAAGTTAAATTTAAAGATTAAAACTATATTATAATATATTTGTATTTCTAGTTTAAATTTATCTCATAATAAATTTAGTTGCTATAATTTTTGTAAAAGAATTAATACTATAATTATGTCAAATTTAACTATAAATCCAATTACATTTAATACAAAAAAAAATGAAGTAATACTTGATAAAGAAAAAATACATTGGAAAAAGCAAAAAGCAACATTATCTAAAAAAAAAAATAGTTCTATAAGTAAATATTTAAATACAAATTATGGTAATATAATAAATAATAATAAAGGTGGATTGGTATTTGCATCTTTTGATTATAATGATGAAAGCAGTATTTATTTAATGTTTTCACCTAATGAAGAAGATAAAACAGAATTAAACTATGATTTGTATATTCCTAGTATTGATAAAATAGATATAATTGAAGAAGCACACGATATTGAAAAAACCGATGAAAAAATTATTGTTTATGGTAAAGTATATGGTTTGTGTGTTGATAATACAAGTTATTATTTTAAAACTATTAATATTGATGAATATATTGAATTTGTTCAAAGAAATAATACAGTAAATGATGAACATATTTATGATGAATATAATTTAAATGATGAAGAATTAGAAGACAATGAAGATGATGAAGATAATATTGATGATGACTTAACAGATGACGAAGATATAAGTGATGATGAACTAAGTGATACAAATGAAGATGTTGATGATGATTTAAATGGCAATGATGATTTATATGATGAATTAAATGAAGATGATTTGAACGGAGATGATATAGATGAAGAAAAAGAGACTAAAGAAGATGAAGAAGATGAAGAAGAAATAATAGAAGCAGTTGATGATGAAGAAAAAAATAATGATGACAATGATGGTGAAGCAGAAGAGTTAATTAATTTAGATGATGATGACGAAGAAACAATTAAAAAACCTAAACGTAAAAAAAGAGCCAATAAAAATAGTAAATTGATTAAAATAATTAATATTGATGATTTGGATGTTCTGTCTGATATTTTAATTGAAGAAAAAAAAGAGTGTATTACTAATGAAAAAGATTTATATATAAAAAGACAACAGGCACTACACATTTTAAAAAAAATAAAATTACCTAAAAAAACAATACATTTGATTGAAAAAGGGATTTATAATTATACTATTAGTAAATGTCATTTTAGAAAAAAAATTCCTATATGGGAAAATAATCATTTTACAGATATTTATATTAGTAAAGTTAAAAATATTTATTTAAATTTAAATAGCAATGAATATATAAAAAATGATTATTTAATTAATAAAATGAAAGAAAATGAAATTGACCCTTATGATTTAGCATTTATTGATACATTTAAATTATTTCCTGAAAAATGGTCTGATATTATTGATGAAAAGATGAAAATAGAAAAATTATTAAAAGAATCATTACAAGAATCGGCAAGTGATTTATTTAAATGTCCTCGATGTCATAAACGTAAAACAATTCATTGTGAAGTTCAAACGCGGTCTTCTGATGAACCAATGACAACATTTATTACGTGTCTAGAATGTGGTAAAAAATGGAAGAAATATTAAATAGTTTATTAAATTGTTATTATTTATATAGTTTATAATTTTATTTAATTATTATTATTTTTATTATTATTATTATTATTATTATTATTATTATTATTATTATTATTATTATTTATTAAAATAATAAAAATAAATTAAAATGACAAAAAAATCAATTTAAAAAGAAATTGGCAACTATTAATTGCCCATATGGCGCAATGGATAACGCGCAAGCCTTCTAAGCTTGAGATTCTGGGTTCGACCCCCAGTATGGGTAAACTAAATTATATTATTGTAGTATATAATTATTTTTATTATGTTTTTCTTTTTTATCATTAATTCAAAATATATTCATTAATTAAAAATATATTCATTAATTCAAAATTTGTTCTATAATATTTTCAACTTTAGTATTATCAACCATTAAATTTGTATCCATAATAGTGCTATCAATAATAACAACAGGTTTATTTTCTTTTTGTAATGTATCATAAAATTCAATATGTTTTACATATAAATTAGTTTGGTATTCTTTATCAATAGTGCTTTCACCATCACGATTACGACTATTAATACGTCTTAAACTTTCTTCTAAAGAAGTATCTAATAAAACCCATTTATCTACTCTCATAGGCATAATATAACTCCACATAGACCACCATTTATTATACATAGTCATCCTTAACTCACCAATAGAATCTTTTAATAATTCTAAAAATATATATTTATCCGTCCAAATACTGCGTTCTAAAATATAAACATCAGCATCTTGATTATTATATAATTCTTCAATGACACTTTCAATACGTGTAATAAAACTATATGTTTGAAATTCATAACAATGATTAGGAATATCTTTGTAAAAATATTGTAATACACCTGTATCATTCCATAATTTAACAGGTTCATAAATGGCTTTTACTTTTAAGTTACCATATTTATTTATTTTATTAGTTGTTTCCTTATTTCTTTCTTTATTTATTTCTTTTTCAATTAAAGAAATAACAGTTGTTTTACCTGCTCCAATAACTCCATCTACAATAATAAACTTTTTTTTAGGGTCGGCTAATAATTCTTGAACTTTTTTAATCTTTTCAGATTTGAAATCAATATTTAAATCTATTTCTGGCATCATAGTTAATAATTTTAATTAATTAAAAATATTATTTAAATTAATAAATTTATAAAATTACTTTATAATGTATTAAAGAATAAAGTAATTTTATTTAAATAACTAATGTATTTTAAATTTCAATTTTTAAACTTAACTTTTTTTTATATTTTTATATTTTTAAAATAGAGTTTATTTTTTAAATTTAATAAATTAGAAAAAAAAATAACAATTTTTTTATAAATTATATTTATCTAAAATATTAAATAATAAATAAAAATATGTTTTATACTTTACATCTCATATCGTCTTCTGTATAAATTAATCCTTCTTTTTTATAAATAGTTCTAGCACCATCAGCAATTGGTATTTCACTATCAAAACTGACTAATTCTTGATATGTAAATTCTCTTGATGAAAAATTATCTAGTTTAGTATTAAATTCTTCCATATCTATTGTATTTCTCATTTTTTCTAAATTATTTATATAATTTTGAGTAATATATTCTACTCTTTCTTTTGGTATATCATTTCGAATAACTAATATCATTCTAGATGAATAAGTATCTAGATAACTATATTTATTTTCACTTTTATGAAATTTATTTAAATCTACAGCACGAGGTTTAATGTGTTGAAAATATTTTTTAATAAGTGAGTTGAAATTTTCTCTTACATTCACTGTTTTTAAATCATCCATTAATGTTTTAGAATAAATTTCTTGTTGATTTAATGTAGGTGGTGGCATTATAGTATCTTCACTAGTTGTTCCTTGTTGATTATTTAAATCAAAATTAATAAGATTTGAAAGATTATTACGAGCATCTAGAGTTGGTTTTTTCTGTATATGAATATATCTAAGTTGCATTGTTTTTGACATTTCTAAAAGCAATTTATTTTTAGGATGTAAAACGACAAAAATTGCGTCATATTTATCTTCACGAAATCCCTTTATCAACTCTTCTAACTCAGTTTCTATAATTTGTGTATCATTATAACTCTTATTTGTAATATCTATCCCATAAGCCGAACACATTTTAATATAATCATAATAACTATCTGCTAATATACCTATTTTTTTATCTTTAATATCTATAAATTCTACTATGTTTGAAAAATTATTTGCTATTAAATAAAAGTCTCTATCAAAACCAACGCCAATAGCACTAAAATTAATAGGAGGATATAAATTAGTTAATGTTTCTTCATCTTCTAATCTATCTTGTGCTATATCAAAGGTAGTTGCTAATAGACGTGTTAAATAACGACAGTCTTTTTTAATATATCTACTTAATAATTCTTCACTTATAAAAGCAATGTCAATCTCATTATTTATAAATTTATAAATGGCTTCTATGTTTGTCATACATTTCATTTGTTTTACAGGATAAATAGCACGGCGGAAATAATTACCCACTAAATATTCATACGAACCAGTTGTATAATAACAATAATTAATTAAAGGTAATGAAATTGAGTTTTTAACAACAATAGGTTTATTTTTATCACGTAAATAAGAGTTAGTATCAAAATCAACAGTATTTGAAAGTGATGGTGTTAATGAAGAATATTGAGATGTAAAGGCTTCTGTAATAGTATCATTTATTGATTTACCATTTATGAAATTTATAATCATAGGTTTAATATAGTCAGTATAAATAGCAATAATAACAATTAATGATAGAAATGCTATTATTATAGTGTTAGTTGTTATATTATTTAATATAGTCATTCTGTAACTACTTTTTTTATACTTATAATTATTATTTATTTTTTAT